TCGCCTGCCTCAACACCGCTTGCAATACTTCCTGCTGTTAAATCCATTCCACGTCTTAAACCTGCAATTCTGTAAAGGTTGTCGCGACCTCTTACAATAATATGCGGTCTTCCGTATGATAGCAATTTAACCATTTTAGTAGTTTTTGCGTCCTGCTTTTTCAACGTAATACTTAATTCTTGTGAAAAGAAAGTTGTACCGTTGTTTCTGTCAGTTGTGATAGTTTCAGTGAAACTATTAGTTCCTTTTAAAGTGAATTTAAAACACGCTGTTACGTTTGCAATTGCGGTGATAATATCTTCCTCACCTGCCGTTGATGAATAAGTAACATCAACCTCGGGGTTGAAATCCCCGAAGTTAATTAAATATACCGCGTCTAACCCACCGATTGAGTCCTTACAAACTTCTTGTCTTCCGTTAGCTAAGTCGCACATAGTTTCTTAGTTTACAGTGTTAGTAACATTGTACGTAACGATGTCCTCAACGATTCCGTATTGAACACCTGCCGTCATTCTCATAACGATTCTAACGTTTTGTGAACCGTCAGTATCTGCCATATCCAAAAGTCTAACTTCGTTTGCATCGTTTAACAAACCAGTACCGAATACTAAATTCTCTTTAGTTGTTGCAATCATTGTTGAAGCAGGTAAACCCGGTGCGTGTGCTAATTTAACACCTTCGAAAGGTAAAATTGCGCCACCGTTAAACCACATTGACCCTTTACCATCAACACCGTTTGCACCGATGTTAGTTGCGAAACCACCTAATGCACGAACATATAATCTAAACACGTTTGTAGATACGTAAATATGGAAATCTTCACGTGCTGAAACTGCCAAAGGTGTAGCATCAAGTACTTTTCCGATTTCTGCAATAACGTTAGTTGATAATAAACCGCCACCTACTAAAGCAAGTTCTTGTGCTGAAGGTAATGCAGGGTCTAAGGCTAACAAAGTAGTGAATCCGTCAAACTCTCCGTTATTAGAGGCAACACCTCTCCAAATGTTTACTTCGTTTTCTGAAGCAACTTTTTCTGCGTATTGTGCCAATAAGAAATCAGTAAACGATTTCGGCATAACGTCAAATGCGCTGTAACCCATTTCTAAAGCATCCCAATCATTTCTAAACGTGGTACGGCAAAGCTGTCTGTTAACTTGTAGCTCTTTCGGTTGAATTACTCTTTCTGTTAAGGTAATCGTGCCTGCTGGATTGAAGTCGCAAGATGCGTTAGATAATAATTTGTCAGTTGCAAGTCGTTTCATAACCGATTTGAACTTAACGTTCGGCATAATCGTAATTAAATTATTAGCCAAAGTTGGTGCTGGCAATAAAGCCGCCGCAATATACTTACCCGCAAACTCGCCAGCGTAAGTAGTTGTAATTGATGTAGTTGTACTCATTTTATAATATTCTTTTTAATTAAACTGCTGTTAAAGTGATTGCTCCTGCTGTTACACCTGAACCGTTCACATACCAATTTGTACCGTCACAAACCAACTCTGCGAAGTCGCCAATTGATTCTGCTGACGCCACAAAAGAAATTGTGTTTTCGTCAACTCCTGCTACGTGTGCGCCGTTAACTAAAACGCTTCCTTCAATAACATTTGTAGCCGATTTTACTGTCCAATCAGTAGTTGCGAACAATTGACCTACGATAAATTTAAATCGTAAACCTGCTGATGTTGCTACTGCTGGCAAAGTGATTTGCGCTCCTACTGATGCTTTTAAGATAAATACTTTACCGCTATCCTCTGCGGTCAAAGTTGTTGCGCCCGTTACGGCTTCAACGTTTGCCAATTGACGTTCTGTGTCGTTGGTTACTGCTAAATAAGTTGTGCTCATTTTATTTGTTTATAAATTTCATTACTAAGTCCATTGTGCTTTTAGGTGCTTCTACCTTAATTTTTTCCGTTGGCTCTGGATTGTGAACAATTGGTTTTGGCTCTTCCATTTGCGCTAACTGTGTTTTCAATCTTTCGTTTTCAGCTTTCAACTCTTCGTATTCAGAAAAGAACGTTTCTTTAACCATTGATTCAACGGTTTTTTTAACTTGTGCTTTTTCAATCGTTTCAGTTGGTGCTTGTGGTTTTTCCAATTCCTCTTCTTCTTTTTCTTCTGATGCTTCTTGTTCTTTGATTTCAGCAATTACACCTTCTTGAGTAACTATTAAAAGCATTCCGTTTTCAACAACGTATTCTCCAACGGGTAACGGGATTCTTTGGTCGTCCTCTGTAACAACAAAAATTTCGTTATTAGCTTCAAAGCTATCCGCTTCAATAACCGTTACGCCATCATTAAGTTTCATTTGCTCCAATTTCACTTCGATATTCAAAGCAACACAAATCTTTTTTACTATTTCTTTATAATTCATTTGACTTTTTTTTATTAAACTATTCTGTTTTTGTTCTGTTGCACTTTAGCGAATTATTACCGTTGTGTTTTGGCTCGGATTGATTACGATTTGCGTTCCTCCGCTTACCGTTGAACCTATCCCTTGCTGTGATAATTCGCCCTCACAACATTCTTTGCGATACTTACCGTCCTTGCACAAGCATCCACGTTTACCGCCTTTTGGTGATGTTGTTTTTGTTGGCATATTATAATTGTGGTATGTTAGGGATTGATTTATTATAAAGTTCGTATTCCTTTGTTTTCTTGATTAACACGTCAACTTCTTTTATTTGTGGTAGATTAGAAACATCAACTCCTATTTCCTTTGCTTTTGCTTGAATTTCTTTAACAACATTAGGGATAGCCATATAAGCTGTTGATTTCATATCGGCAATAACTTTATCAAATTTTCTATTTTGAATTTCTGCCTCTGAAAGTTTTTTAGCTAATATTTGTCCTTCTGTTTCTGCTACTGAAAATCTACCTTTTAAATCTTTTATTAGAACATATAAGTCTTTAATATTTGCCAATTCAACCAATTGACTTCCCAACTTAACCGCTTCTTTTTCAGATAGATTGTTGATAATTTCTAAACTTGTTTTCATTTATATGATTTTATAATTTGTACTACTTTTTCACGTGCGCTCATTTCGTAACGTTCTGCGAAATAACCCTCGATACTAAATCCTTTTAATTCGCCGTCTTTAACTTTTTTCCACGTTTCATCGTTGTCAACTTTCATTGCGATCATCCACGTTCCTTTTGGTAAATCAAAACCGTATAATTTGGATTTATCCATTTCGGTATCTTCAACTATCCACGATTCCACGATTGTCATTCCGTCAACTTTTACGGCGTGTTGCTCCGTTGCGTTCTGATGTTGCCCTCGCATAAATACCAACTCGCTTGCACGTTTTACCGTTGATTCTGAAAAGAATATTTCAAACTCTTTATCTTTGTCTTTACGATAAATTTTCTTATTTGGAATTAACGCCGCACCTAAAACAATTCGCTTTTCGTCAATCGCTTTTAATTCTACAAAGTCCTTAGAAAGTGCAATAAAGTTTTCTTCCATTGCAGGTTTTTCAACAAGCGAAACGGCAAAAACACCGTCTTTCTTTTCGTCCTTAATTACTAATTCGTAAACTTCCATACCTTTTAAACTACAATTGTGACGTTTGTTGCACTTTCAAATCAAACTGCTGTGCGCTTGTGATATCGTTACTTACAACGTATGCTTTAACGGGCTGTTGTTGTAATGTCGCTAATTGGTTTATTCCCGTATTTCCTACGACGTTTAAATTAGGTGCGATAACACCAGTTGAAGGAGGCGTAACATTAGTGTCTCCACTTCCGTAACTTGTTTTTGAAATAGCGGCTATTTGCAAAGCTCCCATTGTAGCGGCTGCAACTCCAAAAGGAATACCAGTTGGAATCCCCCCTCCATTCCGAACCGATGTTACTACGTTTGAAGCTGTATCAATTACAGTTTGAACAATTCTTAATTTTTTATCACGCTCAAACATTTTTCTTTTAATGCTATCTTCTTCTTTACTACCTTTCTTAACGCTTTTCAATCGTTCTTCGTCATTTGCATTTAATAAACCATTAAGAGATGACATTACTTGTCCAAATGTTTGAGCGTATTTTAGAATTAAATCAAGTCTTTGTTGTTGTGTTACCTTTGCTTTTTCAGCGTACGTTTTTTCAATCTTATCTATTTCAGCTTGTTTTGCTTCTTCAATAATTGCTAATTGTTCGGCATTGTCTTTTGCTTGTTCTTCAAGTGTAAAATATTTTTGTCTAACTAATTCAAGTTCATATTGTTCTTCAGTCATTGATTTCTGTAACTTATTTTGAAAGTTAGATTCATCAATTTCTTCAATTTGTGCTTGAAATTCTTGTTCTTGTTGTTTTTTTAAATTGTTAGCTTCTTTTATAGCTTCTAATTCTTTTTGATTAGCTTCTTTTATAGCTTCTAATTCTTTTTCTTTTCGCTTTTTTTCAGCTTCATCTGTAATTTCTTGATACTTTAAACGAACAACGTTAATTTCATTTAATTGAGCAATTTCAAGTTCGCTTGTGTCTTTTCCGTATTTTTTAAATAATGCTATTTGAGTTTTGAATTTATCATTGATTACAAATTCTTCTTGTTCTTGATCCGTTCTTAAACGTGCTTCATTTTCTGCTTTTGCATTTTTATAATATTCCTTTATTTTTTCAAGTTCTGAATTTCTTAACTGATTTGCTTTGTCAATTGATTCTTTTCTTTTATTATAAACTTCGTCAGCTGTTTCGCCTTCAATTTCTAATCTAAAATCATTGTATTTTTTAAAAGCTTCGTTAAACAATTCTTCAGCCGCTTCAATTTGTTTTCTATCTGTAAACGTTTTACTCGTTTTTAACATAAACTTTGTAGCTTCATCGTATTCTTGTTTTAAATCTTTTAGCCTTTCTTTTTGTTGTTCTTTTTTAATTTTAGTTAATTCTTCTTCACTTGCTCCACGATTTTTAGCATCAATTAATTCTTGACTATTAAGTGAACTCATTAATTCAGATGTGTCAGTACTTGCCTTTTTTTGCCTTTCAATTTCTGTATTTGTTTTTGCTAATTGTGCATCAAGTTTAGCTTGTTTTTTTTCTGCATCTTCTGTTGCATCTCCAAAAACTCCCATTGCATTCGCTAAAGCTAAAACACCTGCTACAATAGCCACAATAGGAACTGCTAACATAGCAATCCTTAATGCTTTTGTAGCTACTGTTGCACCTACCGTTGAACCTGTTTGAATGTTTGTAGCAATAGTTTGCGCTTTCGTTGCACTTATTGTTCCGTAAACAACAAAATTATAAGCTGCTTGAAATATAGTTGTTCCCTTAATAACAACTCCTAACTGTTTAAACGCTCTTCCTGCATCTTCTAAACCCTCCAATCCTTGCGCCAAAGCCATTGCCGATTGAACACGCAACATCGCTTTTTGTACGTCTTCACTTTCTGCACCAACTAAACCCATTGCACCCTCAACCGCACTAAATCCACTTGCAACAGTCGATATAGATTTCCCCAAAGCAATAAATGCACCCTCGCCTTTTTGTGCTTGGATAGCATCGTTAACGTCTTCGATTTGGTCTTTAAGTTCGGCAGCACGTTTGGCAGCGTTTTGCACTTCAACTGATGTTTCGCCAAATGCTTGAGCAAGTTTTTGAACTTCTTGAACCGCCTCTTTGTATTGCTGTTTTAGGTTTTTAGAATTATCCTTAACTTCTATTTCAATAACCTTTTTTTCCATGGTGTTTTCTTAATTCTTGTTTCAATATTTTCTTTGTTGAACTTGTATATTCGTTCAAACCTTTTGCCACGTCAATCGCCTTTGATTGTCCGAAGTGGTCGCTAACTTTTAAAAGTTGTATAATTGTGTGTATTCTCATAATATTTAATAACAAGGTTCTACTTTGAATGCTGAAAATATGCTACCTTCTTCGATTGTGTAAGTGCCGAAAGGGCAGGGGGTGTCTTCTGAAAGGGTGGCTAAAAGACCAATGCTAGAATTCACAATTATCCATTTTTCATTTTCAAATTCAGGATACCAATAAAGAGCATAACCTTCTGGGTCTTCTGTATCTATTGGAATAAAATAGTAAGGTCTACCTTCTTCAATCCCATCACTCTCAACCTCCACCGTTACAGGCTCTTCACCTTCTAAGGTGTAAGTTACTTTTATACATTCACAATCGGGCGCAATAGTTACCAATTCTCTAATTAAATTCATTTTCACTTCGCCGTTGTTCAACGTGCTACTAATATCGTTTATTAAATACCGTTTGTCCTTAATTATAATTTTATCATTCATTTTCAAGTTAGCCAAAACGCCAGTTGGTAACATCGCTGTAAATGAAAACAACCGTTGCTGTAAGTCGTAAAGGTTGCCTAAGTGATTAGCATAGTAAGTTTGATAAAGGCTGTTTGGTTCTGTTTCTTGCGTTACGATGTTAAATTCGTTACCGAAACATAAACTAAACCCTGTTGTGTTAACGCTGTTGAATAGTGCGTAATCGGTTACGTTTTGCGTTGTCGTTCCATTGAAAAATTTAAATGCTGGATTTGAAGTTGCTTCGCCGTTTAAGTACATTAATGCTAATTCAGGAACATAAGGGGAAAACTTTTCATCTAAGGTAAAAGCTACAAATAAATCGCTGTCTGTTGTTCCGTATTTCAATTCTGTAAATTGGATATTTTCAAAAAGCAAATCTATTTTAAATTCCGTTCCATCGTAATCGAAAGCATAATCTAAATCTCCATAACTACGATTGAAAGATGATAAAAATTCTTTATTCACAAACGATTTACTTTCTTTATACTTGAATGCAATCTGTTTGTAAAGTGGTACTCGTTTAATATTACTTGAATTAATTACGTGCTTTGTAATATCCTTTTCGCTTCCTAACGAATACCAATCCTGCAAGGGTTCTATTGTGAATGTATTTTCATTTTCGCCAACGCAAACCAAATTAAACGCTTTGAAAATAGCTGAAACAAAATCCGCAATCTTTACAGACGGTGCAAATAATGAAGCGTTTATGTTTACGGTTGTTGTTTCGTTACCGTCAATTGTAATCGTTCTTGTATTTGAAGGGTTTGAAATTAATACTTCATAATCAAAATTTACTGTTTGAGTTGACCTAAAAAACAATTTAATTACTTGTGTGTTTCCCACTTCATTTGGTATATCCGCACAATACGAATAAGAAGGTGGCGCACCGTCAAACATTGCTGTACTTGAAAATAAAACATCGTTCAAATAAACATCGCAATAAACTTGAGCGTTTGCATTGTCATAATTAAAAGTAGATACTTGAACATTGTGAGGTAAAAAGTCGGGTGCTTGATAAGGTATTGTAATTGTGTTTTCTGTTGTGTTAATAGTTGGTGTAACAACCCACGCTCCTGCAATAACATTACTTGACAAATCTACAATTTGATTTTCCCCTATAAAACTAAATTTTTCAGTATTTTGATAGCGTGCATATAAATCCAACCATTTAGCTGTTTGAAAAAATAAACTACTGAAATTTATTCCAAATTGTGTTTCAATAATATTAAAAATAGCATTCACGCGAACGGCAGGGAATAATTTATCCCAAACAACTGCCTTTGCTGTTGTTGAAATATCTTCTCCAGTTGTTCCAAAAGTCCAAAGCCTATCCGATGCAACTAAAGGGAAACGAATATCATAACTTGTTATTCCGTCCGTTAATCTGTTATAAACATTTGTTCCATTATACACAAATGAAATACTTGAATAATCCAAATCTTTTAATGTCAACTCCGCAAACCTATCTTTTAAACTTGTCAACGCACCGAAGAAATTTAACGAATAACTTACTACTTGTCCGTCTTTAATTACCGCTTCATTCAGTTGTATTTTACCAACTCTGAACGGCATCGTTTCGATTTCTATAAAAGCATCACGTCTTAAATTTTGGTCGATTGTAGGTACAACATCGCTTTCGTACCAATGTTGGAAAATAGCGTTGTTTCGTGGTGATGCTGGTACTAAAAACGATTGTGAAAAGTCGCTGAATACCTTGCTAATATCCTGAACGTTTGCAACGGATGAATTAACCGTTACAATTTCGTCTTTGAATAGATCAACTTCAACTCCCTCAATAAACAGTTGCAACTTCGTCATAAGCAAATTCAAAATCAAGTGTATAGTTCAAGTCTTTTTTGTTGACTATTTTAAATAAGTCAGCATCGTTTGTTAATATTTTAGCAGGTAAATTATTAACCATAATTCTTTCCGATAGCATTAATTGTTCAATGATAAATTTGAAATTTTCATCTACTGAACCGCTGTTAACTGTTATTTTTCTTCGTGCGTTTCGATTCATTTGCCTTGTTTGCCCGTCTGAAACAGTCCATTGATTGACTGTTGGAACGGCTGTAAGGAAATTATAATCTTCGCTTGTTGTTGTAATTTTATCAATTGATGCTTTAAAGAAAAATACTCGTTGCCAACCTCCTAATTTGTTTATAAAATCAATCGTTACAGGTGTATATCTACATTCTGCTAACGGTTTGAAAGTAAAGGATTGCAATAATACGTTTGTAGGACTGTAAAATTCAACTATATTCCCACCTGCATAATAATTACTTGACGGCGTTGTTGCACTTTGCCAAATGTAAGGAATGTCGCAATAGCGTTGATTTACTGCATCTATGTTTGTTGTTTGTGTGTTTGCTGTGTTCGCTAAAGAAACATATTTTACATACGCTGAAATTCCAATAAAAGCTGTAAAATAACCAGGTGATAAAAGTCCACTTGGTACGGTTGTATCGCTTGTTTTTGGATAGTAAAAAACCATTCCACTTTGGTACTGAAACAAAGGAAAAGCACTATTGTAAGTTGTTACTTCATTATTCCACGGCAAAACTGCTAAACCGCCACTATCAGTATAAGCTCTATATCCATCAAACGAGCGGTATGTTCTTGTGTCTATTAAAGTGTAAGTTCCTGAAACGTTTTTATATCGCTTAATCTGAATGTATGCACTCGCTCCACTTGGCGTTAACGTTGCTGTACTCGGTAACGTTCTAATGTTTTGGTACGTGTTACTAATGAATTCACGTACAAACGGTGTTACGTTGTATCGTGTAACGTTGTTCGTGCTACTTGGGTTATTCTTTTCAAGTATGTAAGTTGGCGTTGTTGGAAAAGTAGATGTTAAGCTGATAAACAATTCTACCTTTGAGCCTGTTTGCCCTGCCTCATTTACTTGAACTAAAAACGGCGTTCTTGCGTACATTTTCTTTTATTGCTATGTCTATAATATTGCTAACTGTCAATACATAGGGGTTTATTAATTCAGTTGGTAATTTCTTAAGTTTCGTTTCTATTGCATCGCTAAAGAATTTTGAAGGTTTAATACCTTTGTTATAAATCGAACGTGCAATAATAAACTGAAGCGTTTTCCTCGGTAACAATTTGCCCTTTGCGTCACGTGGTGCAATCCCTCTTCTTACTATCCACTTATCCAATGCGCTCG